TATGAAGAAACGTTCGATAATTATACGGACGGCGTTTATTATTTTTATGCAAGTTTCTTAGCTGATTGGAATAATACGGGAGAATATGAATGGGTTACAAGCATTACAAATTACCCGTACTACAGCGATGAAGATGAAGCATTTAGATTGGAGGAGGAATGATAGAATGGATAGGAGTGTTAGAAATACTAGCAGTGGTAATGGCGAGTATAGCAGTTGTTATTGCTTTCGCGGTACTTGTCAATTTTGCGCGCCAAGCATTAAGACAAGCAAAACCAAAACTAGTACCTTTAAAAAAAGAAAGACAGGAGAAAATAAAAATGAGTAAAGAAAAAGGAGAAGGTGTAACATTTAACGATATTTTTATGTTTATGATTGCAGTACCTTTAGTACTACTCTGGGTAGGTTTTGCAGGATTTGTTATACACAGTGGACTGCAAGACGATTCTGTTCTTGAACAAATCGAAGGTTATACAACTTTGATAGCTATCCTAGGAGGACCAGCCCTTTTGATTATCAAAGATGCTTTAGATGTCTGGAAACAAGAACAAGCTGAGAAGACTGCGTTTTATAAGATAAAAGCTCAAGCTGTTATCGATTATAACGACCAAGCTCAGAAACAAGCTCAGATGATTGAAGCTAAAGCACAAGAACAAGAACATAAGATGGAGAACAAAAAATGATGAAAGAAGAAACACTAGAAGGATGCTGTGACAGCACATGCAGTTGCGACTGCTGTAAAGACGAGGAATAAATATGCCTACAGAAAAACAATACAAATCAATAGAAGCAGGTGAACATTTTCACGGTAACAACCCAGATATGAAACTATACTTTGAGAAACCAGATAAAACAGAAATAGATGAAATGGCTTACTATAAACCAATTACATCTTACAAAGATGTAGATACATCAGGTAAACCAAGTACAGAAGAATCATACATGGGTGGTTACGAAAATCAAACACCTAACGTCAACTTTGCAGATGACGCACCAAAAGTAAAAAATTCAGAATTCGATTCACTAAGTGATTAGAGGTTACAATGGCCGAAAAGAAATCACGAGTTAATGAAGCTGGTAATTACACAAAACCTACGATGCGTAAGCGATTGTTCCAAAGAATAAAAGCTGGTAGCAAAGGTGGAGCACCGGGCCAATGGTCAGCACGCAAAGCACAAATGTTAGCTAAGCAATACAAAGCTGCCGGAGGAGGATACCGTTAATGGCTCTAAAGAAGTCCCAAAAGTCTTTAAAGAAGTGGGGTAAACAAAAATGGGGCTACGTTACAAAAGGTGATGAAAAGAAACCTAAATCGAAACGTGGTCGTTACCTACCTAAGAACGTTAGGTCTCGACTAACCAAAAGTCAGAAAGCAGCAACGAACCGCAAGAAACGTAAAGCTGGTGGAGTGGGTAGTAGAGCAAAGTATTCTAAGAAAATTAAAAAAGCAGTTAGGAGAAGTAAATAATGGTATACAAGAAAAAAACTAAGAAAAAGATGAAGAGGAAGTATTAATGGCTCCTAAGAAAAAGAAGGACGCCAAACTTACAAGAGCAGGAGTATCAGGATACAATAAGCCTAAAAGAACACCTAATCATCCTAAAAAGTCACACGTTGTTGTAGCTAAAGTAGGAGATAAGACTAAATTAATTAGATTTGGTCAACAGGGAGTTAAAACAGCAGGTAAGAAACAAGACCCTAAATCTAAAGCTCGAAGAAAGAGTTTTAAAGCGCGCCACGCTAAGAATATTAAGAAGGGAAAGATGTCTGCTGCATACTGGGCTAATAAAGTTAAATGGTAAGCTTTATATAGGTAGAGCTTCTAAATATGTATGGGCTCTCGCCTTAGGGCCATTGCCTCACAGGTTCTTTTCGCAAGTGCCACGTGGGAGTCCCAATATGGAGATATCAACATATGAATGAAACAAGTAATAACACAGCAACCAATGAGACCGCAGATGATGGTAATATCACTGCAATCATTGAGACTGTAGAAGAATCTGGAATGTTAGATGCATTAATGGATGACCCATTATTAGCAGCTTTAGCTGCATTAGTATTAGGATTAGGTGCATACGTTGCCTATACCGTACCAGCAGTAAAAGAGTTAGTCTTTAAATATATAAAGAATAACGAAGCAGAGTTAATGGGGTTATTAGATAAAAATCTAACAAAGGCCCAGATGAAAGCTTTTGAAAAGCTTGATGAAACAGCACAAAAGCACGTAAAAGACTCTTTAGTTCGAAATGTATTGATTACAGCATGGGATGAAAAGGACGATGAACTTGCAGCATTGATGAAGGCAAAGCACTTTGAAGGACGTAGAGAAATACGAGCAAAGATTACGTCAGAGAGTCGGAGAAGCTGAATATGAACGTCATAAAGAGCTTGTCCGTCTTCTGGCGCGCAATCTTGCTCTTGAAGACTTGCTTTGGGAAGAAATTCTTATATGTATTCGGGATGTTAACGCTAGAACAGAGCTCTTGCGACAAAGAAATCAAATCGTTCGTGACATACATACTGAATTCAGAGCATTAAATATTGAAGTGCCTACGACCGTAGAGAAAAACACAGAAGCGTTTGCTTCTTTTTTAGGAGAATTGTCAGATGACGAAACCCCAAAACCCTCTGAAGAGCCTGTTGACAGGTAAAGGTGGATTAGATTCACGCTCTTTAGAGAATATATTCAAAAAATGTAGACAAGATAAAGAAAAGATGCGTAAATTAGTGAAAGTATTTTGTGCATCTTATTTAATTGATGGAAATCAACGACCTCTAAAATTAAGACCACTACAAGAAGATATTGTATTAGAATGTTTAATAGAAAGACCTGACAATAAACAAGTTAAGTTAGCTATTCTAGCTCCACGAGGCAGTGGGAAATCATTCGCATTGTCTGTAGCGGTTACTATATATATGTTTTTTAATAGATTTAGAGATTTAGTATTTATTTTAGCTCCTACTGAAGACCAAGCAGCTTTAATATTTAATTATGTTTATAGGCATTTTGCTGATAATGCCTTTTTAAATGGGTTAGTTAAAAATTATAGATTTCATAACAAGCCCAATATAACACTTAAGGGGGGCACAATTATGAGGAGAGCTCCATTAGCGCCTAGTAACCAAGGACAAGCTATACGAGGACAACACCCTACTTTCTTAGTTGTTGATGAGTCTCCTCTCATCGACGATAGATTATTTATTGATAATGTAGAACCTGCTGTTGTAGCAAATAAAGCTCCTTTTATAAACCTTGGTACACCTAAATCAAAAGATAATCATATGTGGAGATACCTATATGATGATGGTTATGCTGAGACATTTAAAAGATTACATTACACATGGAGAGATGCAGTGAAGAAGGGTGAGGCTTATTCCGCACCTTATACTGATGAAGAAATGTTAGATAAGATGATGGAATGGGGAGAAGACTCTATACATTGGAGAACTGAATATGAGTGTGAATTTGTAGAGTCTGTATCGAATGTTTTTAATGCAGAAAAAATAAAAAGGTGTTATGATGATTACGAACTTACTAGATTGGATGGGGATGGACAGTCGGGAGGAAGCAATATTAATGTTAGTGTTGACATTGGCAAATCTGTTAATTCTACTGTCATTAGTGCATGGTCCCTTGATAAATCTGATGAAGAAAATATTGCACGGCTTGTATACGTTGAAGAAATCAATCCCAGAACTGGTGGACATGATATTCCATACCAACGTCAACGCATTATGGATGTTGCCATTAAGCTTGGGGCTACTCGTCTCATTGTTGACTGTACTGGTATTGGTGGTGCGGTTGAACAAGACTTACGGATAGCTTGTTTAGATGCTAATATACATTTTGTGGCGTTTGTTTTTACAGGTGGTCCCAAAGGAACTAAAACGCAGATGTACCGAGATTTCGTATCTTATGTTCAACAAGGAAGAGTAAAAGTACCTAATCCTGAGCATTTATCGGCTAATGATGCTAAAATGATTCATAAATGGACTAAAGAGCATATTGATTTAGAATATACTATGGATGCAGCAAATAAAACAGAAAAGATAGCAGCACCTAATGGTAAACATGATGATTATTGTGATAGTTCTGCAATGGGTTTGCACGCTACATTAAGTATGTTACCTATGTCAGGAAATTTTGGGTCAAGTGTTATATCTAGACCTATAAATCGAAGTAATACAACTAATCAAGGAATGCATTCACAACGTCCTCTTTTTACAACGACAAGACGAAATCCAAGTCTTTTAAAGCAATCATTAAGGGGAATCTAACAAAAACTTTATATACCCTATAGAGTTAATATTAAATAGCCATGTCGTTTATAGATAGAGTTAGACGCACTTTTGCACGCGTTGGCGGCAATCCTGCGTATAAAAAAGACGACCCACGAAGTTACGGTGCGGGAGTAATTCAAAGACTTAAAATAAATAAGGGATTCGGTGGTTTTGCACAAAATAAAGATTTTGAACCACACATTGGTAAAAACAGAACATATATGAATGTTTACCTCTCAGACCCTATTGTAAGAAGTTTAATTGATTTACCCTGTTTGTATGCTGTCAAAGATAATTTTGATATAGTTACAGCCGATGACAATGTAAGGGAAGAGTTAGAAGAAATGTTCCGTGATATAAATATTGAACATATATTATATGGATGGATAAGAAATGCTCGTATTTTCGGTACAGGGTATTTAGAATGGACTGGAGACAATTTAGTTTTACGGTCTAGTCAGAATATGTACGTTAAAAGAAATGAGCACGGACAAATAGAATATTATTATCAAAAAATAGGTGATGATGAAGAAAACATTAGGTTTGAAGAAAGTGAAATAATAGAATTGAAAAATAATCAATTTGATGATTTTGCCTATGGTTTATCTGACATTCACCCTATTCTCTATTTAGTGGATTTAAAAGATTATGCAGAAAGAGATATTGGTGCAGCTTTAAATAAATACGCATCTAGTAGATTTGATGTATCATGTGGTTTACCAGATATGCCATATGGTCCAGATAAGATTAATGAAATTGTAGATGCTTTTAATACTTTAGCGCCCGGTGAAGATATAATCCACGGAAACGACATAACTATCAAAGAGTTACAAGGTACACAACGTGCTTTTGAATATGGTAAATATACAGATGATATATTAGATAAAATTCATTTAGCATTAAAAACTCCAAGGACTATGTGGACAGACCCTGAAAAGGCTAGACCAATTTTTGAACCTTATGTAAGATACCTACAAACAATGATAGAGGGAGCACTTAATTCCCAGCTGATGCCACAATTAGAGTCAGGCGACGCCAAATTTAAGTTTAGGCAAATTAATACAGATGATGCATTCACTAAAGCTAAGACAGATATGATTTATTTGTCAGAAGGTGTATTATCACCCGGTGAAGTTAGAGAAGAGAGAGGTCTTGACCCTGAAGGAGTAGCAGAATTAGATATGGAAACTTCTGAAGATATTAAAGTTTCTCCTATAAGACAAGAACAAGGTGATAAGAATGCTAATATATCAGGAGGAAAGGACACAGATAAACGTGAAGAGTCTTCCAGAGCACAAAATAGGGGCAACAAGCCCTCCGCAAACGCAACAGGAGATAGAGCATGACATTCGACAAATGTATGTTAGATACAAAAGCTAACCTGAAGAAAAGGGGTTTTGATAATCCCGAAGAGATTGCAGCTGGCATGTGTAGCATGTGGGCGCAAGAGAATGGCGTTGAGCGGGAATTTGCAGAGGGTAAAAGTACTGAACCTGTTCGTAGGTCATTCGCATTAGAAGTGGCTGAAGGTGAAGATATGACATTTTCCAGTGATGAGGGAATCGACTCTGTATCATTCCCTGTTATCGCTATTACAC